GCAAGGACGGAAAAAATCCTCCTCCCGCTACAAAAATCGCGTAACTCACAAAAATACAGAGAGTTACGCGATTTTTCCGAAAAAAAGTGTGCCGAATGTGTGCCACAATCCGTTGAACCGGTGAAAGATGCAGATCTTTCACTAATAAAAAAAATGCAATTCACAAAAAACAAGTCCCTTTCTACGACTTTAGGCTACACCCCGGCGAAGCTCGTGACCGGGAAGAGGTGGTTCGTCGAGTTCTATGCGTATGATCCAGACATCCAGAAGATGCACAGGAAGAGGGTGGCGGTCAAGCCGTGCAAGCCTGTGGCACTCCGCAGGATGTATGCAAACGAGATGATCAAGGAGATCAATGAAAAACTTTTCAAAGGATGGAACCCCTTCGAGGCGCAGCTGGCTCCCAAGCAGTATATCTTCTTTGATAAGGTGGTAGATCATTATTTCCGGTATCTTCAGAAACTGACGGAGGAGGACATCCTCCGTGTCAAGACCTTCAACGGGTATGTCTCCTATATGAATGTCTTCCGCGCCTGGGCTGATGAGAGCGGGCACAAGCTCGTCTATGCGTACCAGTTCAGGCGGGACACCATCGAGGACTTCCTTGAGCATCTGTGGATGAAGGCGGGAAAGAGTGCCAGGACACGAGACAACTATCTCGCATGGCTCCGCACCTTTGCCAAGTATATGCTGGAGAAGGAGTGGATATCGGAGGACCCGACGGCGGGGATGACAATGGTGCAAGGGAAGAGGAAGGTCGAGAAGAACCGCACGGTCATACCACAGTCTGAGATGATCCGACTGAAGGAGCACCTGATGGAGCAGGACAAGCACTTCCTCCTTGCCTCGTACATATTGTACTACTGCTTCATCCGGCCGAAGGAGATGTCATTCATCCGTCTCCAGGATATATCCGTGAAAAACGGCACTATCGTCGTACATGGTGAGGTGTCGAAGAACAGGAAGAGCGAAGTCGTGACCCTTCCGGACTGCGTCATCCGCCTCATGATCGACCTCGATATATTCGCATGCCAGTCCGACTGGTACCTCTTCAGCGACGGCTGCCGGCCTGGTGCGAAATACCGGAGTGCGAAACAGTTCACGGACAGATGGACTGCTCTCAGGAACTTCTTCAGGTGGCCGGAGCAGTACAAGTTCTACAGTCTTAAGGACACGGGCATTACAGACATGATCACGGATCAGACGGACATGCTGGCCGTGAGAGATCAGGCTCGACATTCCTCTCTTGAGATGACAGATAAATATACCCCTCTCCGGATGAAGGAGGCAAATGAGAAGATCAGGCACAGGGAGTCGTACTTCTGACACCTGTGAAAAATAGCGATTTTTACAGTGCGACAGTACTGATGTCTGCAAGTTGTTGATATGTAGGGATTTGAAAAGCACCCCGCACAGTACTAAACTATGAACAGGCTGTGTGCTGGGGTGCCGGGGAACAGTGCTGAAGGGTCAGACGTTCAGGTCGAACTTCACGCCCTCGTCTCCGGAGACCATGCGCTGAGTCGCTTCTGTAGTTGTAGGTGAGATGATAACTATATGACGGTCCGGGGCTTTTTCTTGGCTCCTGTGACCTCTGCGAGAGCCTTCGCTCTCCTTTCGTTTTCGGTGGCCGTCGCGGCCTTTATGTCTTTTCCCAAGGTGTTCCGGATGTATCGCAATGCTGCAAGGATATCACCCCTTGAGCATGCCCCGGACTCGGCGAGTGCCAGGATCTCGCATGCACACAGGTGGGAGTCTTCCGCCGGTGTCATCTGATGGATGCAATGCGGAACTTTATGGAGCCGGCCACTGCCAGCTGTGCCCGGTGTGATGCCGCCCCTGGCGGACGGCTATACAGGACACCGGGGCCTACGCCTGCGCTGAACCTGCCAGACGTGTAGCCGATCTCGATGCCGGCGAAGCCGGACAGACCGGCCGTACTGATGTCGGAGACAAGTCCCCGGCCGACGAGGTCGATGCTCCAGCCGCGGAAGGGGGTGGGCTTCACCACCTCACGCTGTGGCCACGAGAGGCGGATGTCTTCCAGAACGGTGCCGACTCCGGAGACCTTGATGTCATAGGAGGCACCGGACGGCAGGGTGTCCTTGTAGGTTGTGACCGAAGGACGGATATCCACGGCCGAGCTGTCAGCCGAAGGGAGGATATCCTCCTTCTTGACAGTCACCGAGGGCGTGTCGGCTGGAGCAGGCTCGACGGCCACAGGTACCGGCACGTCGATGTATTCTGTCTGGTGGATTATCACCGTGTCCGGAGGCGCTGCATGATTGCGGACCCATGCCCTGTGGGTCAGAACACCCCCTCCGAAGGTCAGAGAGAGCAGCAGAAGCAGTAGGATGAAGATGATGGTGTACTTATTCATTTTTGAGTCTGTTATTGCCTATTTCGGCGTATTTGTGCTGTTGCTCGAAGCCGTAGAAGTTCCTGCCTGTATTCCGCGCAGCGACGGCCGTAGTGCCTGATCCCATGAAGCAGTCGAGGACTGTGTCGCCCGGCTGCGTGCTGTCGAGGATGAGCTTCTCGATGAGCTCGACAGGCTTCTGAGTCGGGTGTACCTTCTCGCCGTTGGTCTTCTTGGCTCCGGATGAGAACGATGGTATCTCCCGGATGATGTTCCTCGCTGCCTTCAACCGGAGGGCGTTGTTGTTCGTTGCGAAGACTATGAGCTCGTGTTCGTTGGTGTAGAAGCTGCCGCATCCTGACCGCTTATCCCAGACGATGAGGTTGCGTGGCTTGATCTCATCGAACAGCTGGAAGTAGAAGGCGTAGCTGCGCCAGTCGCAGAACCAGTAGAGGCACCCATCCGGGGCGAGGACACGCTTGAACTCCTTGAACAGCTCCCGGTAGAACGGGAGGCAGATGCTAAGGTCGGCCATCTGTGCGGCGTGGCCGTCATGGGTCATGCCGAGGAAATAGGGAGGGTCGCAGATGATTGTCTGGATGCTGCCCCCCCCCCAATCTGTTTAATGCCGTCCAGACAGTTACAGCAGTGGATCTTGTTAATCTCGATTTTCATTTTTATCTGTTTCGTTTATAGTTTTCTCAAGGTCAGCCCCTGTGGCCTCCTTGAACTTATTATTCATGAGTTTCCGCACAATCCGGAAGACCGGGTGGTGGCTGAGTTCGCTGCCATTCTCAAGGAAGCTCCAGAACTCAGTGCCGCAGACAAATGCGGTGAAGTAGTTGGCGAGGTGAAGCGGTGCCGTGCGTGTCGGCAGCAGCACCACCTCATCGAGCAGGTGCATCATGACCACGCCGGTGAAGGCGAAGGCGCATTTGTAGATGGTCCGCCACATCTTCTTGGAGCAGAAGCCCTCGCCCCTGTTCCATGAGGCGATGAGGCCGGTGATGAAGTCGATGGCGATGAACGCCGCGAGGACGATGATCAGAGGGCGCAGCGGGAGGAGCATCCCGAAGGGTATCGAGAGGACTCCGCTGATCCATTTGACCGGGGAAGTCGTGCCTGTTGTTGTGTCGAGAGGTATCATAGTCGTCTGTGTTAGGTCGTGCAAATGTAACACAGGCGACCATGATTTGGTAGGACGGACAAGTGTCACTTGGAGAGCTCCGCGAGTATCTCCTTGGCGAGGGCCTTGGCCTCCTTCCTCCATGCCTGCATCTGATTGAACTCCTCGAGTATTCCTTCGTCAGAGGGGTCTGCGAGGTAGTTGTTGATGATCGCCTCCATCCGGTCATGAGGGTATTTGTCCGAGATCAGGGTGGCGACTATCTCCTCGTAGGTCTTGTGGCCGGGCTGAAGGATGACTTCCCTGTACTCGAAGCCGTCGTCTTTTTTTTCGATGTCGTACGCCACGACGATGAGCTGCTGCCTGAAGGCATTGTGCGATGTGGTGAGCCGCTTCGGCTCTGTAGAGTCTGTTCTTTTCATTTTCTTCACGTATTAAGATAGATTTGACTTGATATTTCCGTTTGATTTTGCAGACCATACCGTTCACTATATAGCAGTAGGTCCAGAACTCCTTCAGCATTGAGAACATCCGGAGGCGGATATTGTAGGAGGCTGAATGTTGAAGGATGCCGAGGTAGGAGTTGAGTCCTGCTGCCTGGTGTTCGAGCAGCTGGGCCCTCTTGAGTGTGAGGCCGAGACGGGTGATCCGGCGGCAGGTCGCCTCCATCTTCTTCAGGTGCTCCTTGAGACTGCTGACCGTCCTGTTCGCAGTGTATATCCTCTCCGGCTTGATCACGCTGCCGATGACAGTCACCCCTTTCCTTGCCTCCTGTATGTATATCTTATCCGGATGCAGATCCATGTCGAGCTCAGCCTTCAGGGCGAGGCGTATCATGGTGATAGCTCCGATGACATCCTCCTTTCTGTTGCCGATGATGGTCATGTCATCGACAAAACGCACATATTTGCCCTGGAAGCGTCTCACAATCCTCAGGGCAATACGGTCAAGGGCGGAGAGGAAGAAGGCACAGAACAGCTGCGAGGTGATGTTGCCGATAGGCATGCCTCTATCCGGTGGGGAGTTGAAGCGACTCTTCCTCGGGTCAAGATACTGCCATAGGTCGAGCCTTCCACGTTTCTCGCAGTCTGACTCAGGGACGTGCATGAGTGTGACTTCGGTGAGCCATAGGAGGGTGTCCTTATCGTCCCCGTGGTACTCCTCGATGATGAGCTTGTGCAGCTGCTTCCATAGTATCTTCTTGCTGATGTTCATGAAGCAGGAGCGTATGTCTATCTTGCCGACATAGGTCTCGGTGGTGTAACAGTCTGACACCTCAAGGATGTCCTCGGCAATACGCTGCACAGCTGCGTGAACACCGAAGCCGACACGACAGTTGTAGCAGACATTTCCCAGAGAGTGATGGATGCGCTCAAAGATAGGGTTCAGCCTGATACATATCCAGTGCTGCACAATCCTGTCACGAAACGATGCGGCGAAGATCTCGCGTAGTACCGGCCATGCCACCACGAAGCAGATGGATGTGCCGGGCTTGTAGGTTCTTTCGGCGACCTCTGTGATCAGTACAGGGAGGTCATCCTCTGCACTGATCCGGTAGAGATTGCACTGTAAGGTGGCCATCTTATTCTTGCAGCACTCCTCAAATGCTTGCACCCACCCCTCTGCGATTTTTATATCAAGTGCTGCGACCGGGCGAACCCTGCACGAGTTGTACTTGTTGGTCGTGTCCGTGTTGCCTGAGCCGAAGTTGACATACCAGGCGATGAACTGCGAGTTCTCCAGCGCCGTCCAGTGGTTGCCCGCTGACAATACGCCCCATGTTGACATAACTAAATCGAGAGGTCCAGTCGGGCGTCCATTTAATAATATATAATCGCAATAGGTCATAAACGCATTTATTTCCTACGATCTGAACTCCCCGGAGGGCAGTCTCCAGCGTTGCCTGCCCTCCATCGGCCAACCTCTGCCGAGATTGGATGTAATAATGCTATGAACGTGGCGAACTGCTCAGCTGTGAGGACCCTCGGATCTTGCCTGCCTGACCGCCTCCGGAAGTGCCGGAAGATGGTCTTCAGGTCAGTCATGTGTACGATCAAGGCGTCGATGTATGCGAGTCTTTCTTGGCCACGCTTGGCCTTCAGTGCAAAGGTGACGAGGTCCATGCTGTTGAGTATGTCCTGTACCGCTTTCCGGCCGAGTTCCTGAAGGGTGAGTGTCTTGGGGAGCCGGTCAATAACCGGCTCCACCCAATCGAGAAGTATCTCAAGTTTCTGGTATATTCCAGCTTGTGCTGCGTTCATAAGATGGCTTTTCTTCCAAGAGCCTGAGGACGTCAAAGTCCTCAGGCGAAACAAAAATCAAAATGCTGCGACCGGGCGAACCCTGACCGAGTAGTACTTGTAGGTCGTGTACGTGTTGCCTGAGCCGAAGTCGACATACCAGGCGATGAACTGCGAGTCCTCCAGCGCCGTCCAGTGGAAGCCCGCATAAAGCTGTGCAAACCTTCCGCTCTTATATCCGGCGGTGAAGATGGCATGCTCTGCTCCGTCATAGCCTTTGCTGTGATACCAGTATATTCTGGCGAGCTCTCCCGGCGATGGCAGATGCCACTTGTGAGCCTTGAACTGGTCGGCGAGGGTGATCCCTTTCCTTGTGGTTGTCGGCTCGTAGGCGTAGCACCGTGATGCTGCCGGGTAGTAGAACTGCTGATACTTATCGGCACCAGTTGAAGCTGTGATGTCTGCAAGCAGCTGATTGAGGTGCTCCATCTCCGTCTGACTGTCAGAGGCAGCAGGGATATCCATGCCGAGCTCGTTGAGTATGGTGTCGCGGTGATTGATGAGCATCAGTGTCTCATACAGGCCGTATGGTATCTTCTCGCCCTTCTTGTACTGCATCAGGTCATCGGGGAGCTCGAAGAGGCCGAGGGTATCGTAGGCTGTGCCGGCCTTCAGGACGCGGAAGCCGTCCACCCCATTCTCAGACTCATCTCGATAGGTGGCGTCACTGATGTAGTAGTCCTGTCCTCCGAGTTCAGTCTTGTATATACTGTGCTGCGTATTGTTCGGCATCGGGGAGTCGTAGGCATCATAGCCTGACTCAAGAACGACATCGGCAACGATATATTTGTCTTCGACTCCGGAAAGGTACGGGAATAGTCCGTACGGACAGGACGGCAGGTCCTCCTTCGCAACACAGAGGCGCAGGCCTGTCTCCTTGTTGACGTAGAAACACTGCCCCATCAGTTCCTTGGTCACGTCATCCTCATCTGAGTATGTGCCGTCGTGGAAGACGAAGTCGCCGACACGTGCAGAGCGGTCGTAACACCTCAGGATCTTCGTGGCCTCGACGGTCGAGCCATCGAGGAGGGTGATCCGGCTGGTGAGGACGGTGAACGGACCGGAGCCGTCATCCAGCTCGGTGCCGAGCTTGTGCAGAAGCACAACTCCTGCAGCAGGATCTTCCATGCTCACGTATGCCGTCGATGCGACACTCCACTCTATCTTCCTGAAGTTGTTGCCGTATGCGGTGGCCACGCCTCCGGAGGTGGCAGGGGTGACGCTGTACTCGTATGTGCCGAGCTTGCGCAGCGTACCCTCTCCGGAGATGAGTGCCTTCTCTATCGCTCTGACCGGATAGGTGACTGTGAGGCCGTCGGCTCCGGTGTCGATGTCGCCCCACTTCTCCAGCATCGTCTTCTTCATGGCGAAGGTCACGGCCGACGAGCTGCCGGTCACGGCCATGCTTCCGGAGAGGGTGGAGGAGGCGACTCCAAGGAGGTACTCCAGGACTGAGGACTGGACGTTCTGCCAGGCTATCCCTGAAGCCTCGAAGGCTGCCAGAGGAGCGCCTGACGCGTAGCACTCATTCAGGAAGATCAGACTGTCGAACTTGCCGTAGTCCTTGAGCAGACGGACTTCCTGAAGGAAGGCATAGCTGTCGAGGGTCAGGGTGGCGAGGTTCCTCGTGTTCTTGAGCGTGAGTCCGGTGATCTTATCCGGGAGTCTCACCGATGTCAGAGTCTCCGACTCCGGAAGCGTCACGCCCACGATTGACGTGTTCCTGATGTCTATCTCGGTGAGTCTGGTCTGCGATGACAGCGACAGCTCGCCGCCGATCAGGGCGCACCCCTTGGCAGAGAAGCGCTTCAGATTAGGGGCTGACACCTGAAGGGATGACGGGCGGAACTGCGCAGCTGCTCCTTCCTTCGGTTCTGCGATGAACTCCACGAGCCTCTCTCCGGAGACGGTGAAGCCGTACGCGGGATTGACAGACAGGTCGGCGATGTTGCCGATGCTTCGCATGTAGTTGATGCCGGAGAGCTTGCAGGATGTATCTCCCACGATGGTGCCGATATTGAACTCGTAGCCCTCCTCTCCGTACGGATGTCCCTGTGCATCGACGCGTCGGCCACCCGGGGCGAGACGGACGTGAGGATTGACGAGAGACTGACCTGTCGCTCCGGTCGGGTAGAGCCACTGGTGCGGCTTGATGGTGAGGATCATCGGAGCGTCACCGCCTTCCACCGTCTTCATGCCTCGGATGGAGAGGGCCCCTGTAGCACTGCCGGCATCGAACTCTCCATAGGCTGCGTATGATGACATGTACACCATCCTGCGCTTGATATACTGGCGTTCAGAGGCGAGCTGTGAGCCGAGCGACTGCGTGATAGGGTTGATACCCGACGGAGCAGCGAACTCGCCCTTAGCCACGGCCAGCTGTGCATTTTCGTACCTGATCCTCGCCGTCTCATTGTAGGCTGTGGCCGGGAAGTATTCCTGAATACTGAAGAAGTACTTCTGGATGCAGCCCTCAGGAGTCTGCGGGATAGTGTTGCCGAACTTATCCTTTGCCCCGGCACCTACAAGGCTGGCCATCTGGCCGAGGATGGTCTTCATCATCTGAGGAAGGACATCGGCGTAGGCACGCTCCACGAGGTCAAAAAGGGCATTGTATTGACCCTCCCAGTAGGTGTTCCCATTGTCATCCGTGTCCCTCTCTTCGAGCCAGTAAGGCTTCAGCTGCCAGCCTGTGTTGTTAGTCTTCAGGATGGTGTCGAGGTCATCGGCATGGAGGTGTATCTTGTGGGTGGTAGGATCAAGGACGTAGTAGGTGTTCTTTGACCGGTTGTCAGTACCGGCCAGCAGCTTGATGAACATCTGGTGGAACTGAAGCGAACGCACGGAGAAGTAGTTGCCTGCCTTCGCCTTCCAGATTGCAGCGCGGGCTGCCTGGAAGTCGGCGTTCATCTCGGCCCAGAGCGAAGTGTTGGCCACCGGTGTCTCATCCATCAGGTTGACACTGCTCCATACTCCTCCGACCTTGGAAGTGCCGGCCGGCACCCATTCGAGGATGTCATTGTTGGAGGCATCCTTGCCGAGGTAATCTATGCGGAAGAGGTCGAACTGGCGGGCAGTGGCCGAGCCCTTCGTCACCCAGTGGGCGAGCTTGGTGTTGACCGTCTTGTCGGCCTTCAGGTCTTCCAGTGTGCCGTCGTAGTAGGTGATGAGGGTGTTGCAGGCGAAAGTCCAGAGCCATGCAGCCTTGTAGTACTGCACGAGATCAGCGTCAGGTACCTCGACAGTCTCGCCTCCGGCAGTCACCTCTTCGTGCACCCTACCCATGTCGAAGTCTATGTTGCCCTCGCCGTTGTACTCGAAGTACTCCTCGTCAGGGTTGTATGTCACGCGCTCATCCCATGGAACGCGGAAGTCGGTGAGCGGGAAGTTGTTGTCCGAGCCTTCCATCATGGCCATGTCCGGGAACGCCTTCTTGTCGTAGCCCCATGTCGGCTTGTCGGCCTTGCCCGGGCCGAAGGTCATGAGTCCCTGGAACACCGGCTGCGCGTCTTCAGGAGTCTGCACGAAGAAGAGGAAAGGCCTCTCGATGACTGTCACGCGTGAGTCCTCGAAGCCATTCACGCCAGGCACGGACCAGTCGGTCACGATGCGCTTGTACAGGTCGTTGTACAAGTCGCAGGCCCCCTGCTTGTGCGACTGCATACTGGAGGCGTAGTTGATCTTGCCGACCAGCTTCTTCGCCCATGGTACTCCGTCGATGAGCTGGTACTTCTGGCCGTGATCCACGCCGTCAAGGCTGACAAATGAGCCCGTGTCGCCTTTCCACTGGTACTGTGTGTTCCACTCGTAGTACAGTTTGGCCGTCGAGCCCTGACCCTTCAGGGAGAGCCCTGTGAGGTTGCCGGAGTGGGCGCGGTCGATGGATCCGTCCGCTCCTCTCATCTGGATGTACAGGTCTCCCTTCTTGTCGGTCTTGGTGTCCTCGTTATGGCCGGAGACATTGTAGCCCTTCCAGACGATGACGTTGTACTGCGCTGCTGCCTTGGCGTATGATATGGCACCATCCTGCAAGATGTCATTCTCCCTCTTGAAGAGGAGCTTCTCCGCAGCTGTCGGGAGAACGCTCACCCTGTTCTGCTGCACCTCCTGAGAGGACAGAGCCTTCTGATACACACGGATGGAATAGATGTCGATGTCCGCACCATCCTGACCGAGACGGATGCCGAGCGATGACGGTGTGCCGGCATCGTCAGCCTGCCAGAACTCGTTGTTGCGGTTGTGATCGAAGAGGAACTCCCTCTCGATGGTGCCATTGATAAAGATGCGGACATACGACACCTGCGTCTCGTTGGCTCCGGCTGCTCCGAGGTTATAGTAGCAGTTCACAGCTATATGGGTGCGCTTGCCCTCCTCCCATGCGAAGTTCTGCTGTCCGGCAGTCCTCTGTGAGCGTGTCATGAAGACACCCTCAAGCGGCCGCATCTCAAGACCGAGAGGAAGACCGTCTGCAGCAAGGTATGAGCAGACCCTGAGGATAGGGTCGTCCTCGTTGGTGACATTCCTGACAGCGATGTCGAACTCCATCGTCAGGGATGCCTTCTGATTGCCGTACTTCTGACCGGCTTCGATATATGCCTGCATGGCCTCGTAGCCAATCTCAAGAGACTGTCCGGCCAGCAGACGCAGACACCTCTGTCCGTCTGCATCCGTCACCCATCCGTCGTTCACGAAGCCCATCCCGGAGAATGTGGCCGGAACGACAGCCCCGCCCTGTGCGGCGTTCAGAATGACCGCAGGGTTCGCTTCCGTGTTGTTCCTGGTCTTCGGGTTCAGGAAGAAGTCAGCGCCCGCTGTAGGGGCAAAATTCTCCTTGTTATCGACGGCGATGGCGCGGACATCCGAACCGATGGAGGCGGCGAGCATATCCTCGCCCTCCGAAGTCACCCTCAAGTATGTGGTGATATTCTGCGACGAGTCGCCCTCGACCTCGACAGTGTTGTGCAGGGTGTACTGCACGCCCGGAGTCGCAAGGGCTGAGTACTTCAGGTAGAACTCGGTGCCGGCATAATTGCCGACAGAGAACTCAAGGGGAACAGACTCCCCGGATGGATTGTGCACCGCATACTGGAGGATGTCGCCGGTCACGAAGTTCGTCACGCTGTCGGCAATCTTCTGGAGTATCAGATATGGAGTCATGTCGTCCGGGTTGGCATTGACAAAGAACTGCGAGAAGACATGCTCCGACTGGATGGATGAGTCCACTGTCGCCTGAAGCCACGCCTCGATGGTGTGGATGCCGTGCACGGCCATGATCTTGCAGGCCTCTCCGGTGAGATCTCGCAGGGTGTAGTGGTAAGGGTTGGATGCTCCGGTATATCCGGCGATGGTGGCGTTGGTGAGGATGATTTCCCTCGTGGCCGTAGCTCCTGCCGTAGTCTTTCCGGAGATCTTCAGGTGCAGCTCCTTATCGACCGCACCGTAGAGCACATACGACAGCGTGGTGCTGGCTCCGGCACCGCCGGGCACAGCGTTCTGCCAGTTGGAGATGAACTCAACGGCCAGGCGAGTCTTCACCACTGAGGCGAAGGTCAGATATGAGGATGACACGTTCATCTCCGTGTCCGTCACCATCAGGCGGAGCTGCTGGTCTCCATCCATGAGGTACTGGCTGATGTCTATCTCCTGATATGCGTCTTCGTCGAAGAATGACATCGGAGTCACGGCCATGGTGGCCACATTCAGCCACTCAGTCTCGGCTGCTGTCTTCCTCTGGATGATGAGCACACCGTCGTGTCCGGAGTCCTCGGAGATACCGTCACGCGTATAGACGGAGGTGTACCTGAGGTGCAGCTTCACCGTGCCGTCGATGGAGATGATGTTCGTGCGGTTGTCGGTGGTCTGGAGTCTGACGGTCGGCAGGTCACTGTCGGAGAGGATTGTCATCCTGACCACTCCATTCGCATCAGGCTTGTACTCCACATTGTTGCGGATGATCTTCTTGATGCCGCCCTGACATTCGCGTAGAGCGGAGAGGATAAGGTTGAACTCTTCAGCGGAGAGCTGGCCCTGTTCGGTCTCTCCGTTGTTCTCGATCTTCTCTTGAATTTTGGATAAATCTGTCATATTTGCGAGTTTTAGAATGTATGCGGTAATGTGATAGGGAAGCCCTTCGATTTGCCGTCGTCTCCCTTCATGATGAGCTTGTTGCCGTTATATACGGCCACAAGGTTCTTGTGAGCGTAATCCGTGAAGATGGAGTACCATGTGCCGGGCACTGTCTTCCTGTTCTGTCGGAGCTGGAGATATTGCTCCATTGTCATCTTCTCCTCCTTCATGACACCCTCCATGCGGTCCTCAATCTCTATCAGGAGGGTAGGACCTGCACAGATGCGTGCAAGCTCTGAGAACTGCGCGTCCTTATAGACGAAGTACCAGAGCTGCGGGTCGAGCGTGCCGTCCTCCTTCTTACGCTGATATCCTGCCTCCGAGATCTGCTCGCGGCATACGGCGGAGGACAGGATGCGGTCGAAGTCCTGGGCGTTGAAAATACTGGTGTATAGTTTCTTGTTTTTCATGGTCACATGTCTTGAACGCAGAGCAGGTACCCGTCGGCTGTCCGGATGAAGTACCCGTCCGCTGTGATGAGATTGGCAGGAGCACCGTCCGTCCATTCAGGAGGAAGGAGCTGAGCGTCGAGGGAGGTGGTAGGAGCGAGGCAGGCACACAGAAGCACCGCCGGAAGCAGCGAGGCCGTGAAGCCTGACTTCTGCGTGACCTGTGCGGTGATCTGTGTCTGACTCTCAAGGATGCGGCCCTCCGTGCCGACCGTCTCCTGAACCTGTGCGGACAGTTCCACAGCAGGCTCTATCGCGGCGTGCAGCTGGATCATCTCTGTACGATTTTGGCGTTCAGATCAAACTCAGGGTACTCGTCACGATAGCCGTCTGTGAAGTCGTCGTCAGGTATGCGGACATGAGCCGACAGTGTGAGGTCGCCCGGTTCGAGGTCTCCGGTGGAGACTGCGATGTAGTACTTGCCGTCCACGGTCTTGCGGACATCGTCGGAGGTGAACTCCTTGGAGCTGTGGCCGACCTTGACGGTATAGGTGGCTTCCACCGTTTCCATGGTAACGCCGTCCGGGAGATTGGTCAGAGCGATCTCGATCTTCCTGTCTTCGCCCAGGGGTATCAGTTCTGGCTTCTTGTTCATGATATTGGGGTTTTAGATGTTGATATTTCGTAATTCTGTAGGCTCGGCGTATCGGAAGGAGAAGCTCTGCCTGTGAAGTGTGTCGTACTTCCTGAGTGAGGACTTGATCTCGGTGATGATGATCCGCTTCCACTGGTCATCGACATAGTGGAAGGCACAGCCGTCTGCCAGCATGGAAGTGAGTACCTTGGATGCCTTGCGTGTTAGAGGTCCGGAGTGCTGCGTCAGAGTCACCTCCTCCGTCTTGATGGTGCTGTTGGCCATTCCGCCTACCTTGCTGACATCGAACTTGTAGTCTGGAGTCATCACCAGATTGCCGGACATCGGGAAGAGTTCGAAGGCACCGAACCGGTTGCGGAAAAGGAAGAGCTCGAAGTCGCCGGGCACAGGAGTGTACACAGGACTGCGCAGCTCAAGGCCTTCGTCCGTGGTCACGAGCAGCCTGAAGGGCGAGTTGTCTGCGACAGTATTGAGGTAGATGATCTTCGATGAGACACCGAGCAGCGGGTTGGTGCAGTTCTCGATGGAGAGCTCGTTCACACTTCGCTCCAGCTCGCGCAGGATGCGTACCTGCGTGGCCGGAGTGTGGACGGTGAGAGGCAGGGCGAGCATCGGCAACATCGGCACGGCGAGCTGGTCGATGTCCGAGATCATGTTCAGCGCATCCTTGGAGAAGCAGTTCAGCTGGAAGCTGTACTCCTGAACATAGGAAGTGTTGGCGACCTTGAAAACGAGGTCAAGCGCCTGCTCGGTGCTGCTGTCCCATTCATCGTCCGGCACCCTCGGAGATACCGAGGCCTGTAAGATCTTGGAAAGGTCGAGCGTGATGAGGCCGGAGAAGTCGGCGTAATGGATGGAGCTGAGTATCTTGGCTCCCCCAGCTGTCGAGAGGGTTATCCTCGTGGGAGAGCTGATGCTGCCGGCAACTGTCAGCCCGTCCATGTCCTCAAGATAGAGAACCCTGTCTTGTAGTTCTGTGCGTATATCCATAGCGTTATATGATTATGCTGTTTTTATTGAGCTTCAGAGATGAAATACTCCTCCCATCTGTGGGTGACTTTCTCAACAGTGTAGGCGATCATGTACCACTTCACCGTCCAGAACTTGTGCTTGTATCGCACCCATCTGCTCCTCTTCATCGTTACGATGCCGGAGGTCCTCGGTGTGTACTGCGGATGCTGCTCGTCTAAGTAATCGGTGAGACCGTCGGTGGCATCCACAGTGTAATCCCCACCCGGGAAGAGTGTCCTGGTGCTGACGCGCTTCCATCCGATGTTCCGGTTGAAATATACGGAGGCAGGTGTCACCATGTCGTTATATACAGGGATGAGCTGGAGGGTGAGCTTCGCCCTCGTTGTTGCAGCATCCGTCACCTTGTAGGTTATCTCCTTGATGAGCACATGCGCCCCCTTGAACATCTTGGGCGTGACCATGTTGACAGTCACGAGGTCGGCCATCGGGAACTCGCACTCCAGAGAGATCTCCGGCGCACCGTTCAGCAGCATCTTCTCATATCCGGCCCAGAACGGGGCGAGCCCTTCCGGAGTGAGTGCCGGGTGTGGAGTGAGGGCGATGCTGCCGTTTGGCTGGCGTATGCGCTTGGTGATGGCCAGCCCTGTCGAGTCGTACGAGAAGGAAGACCCGCAGCAGTCTGTCGTGCCGTCTGACTGGAGGACATCGTGAGCGTAGCATATCTGGAGAGGCTGCTCCTTCTTCTCCTGATCCGTCTCGACCTTGACATGTGTACGCTCTCCTATGTATGGCATGATGACACCGTCTACCTCGATGGAAGGGATAAAACAGTCGTCGGTGCTGATGCTGTCAGCCTTCAGGTCTGACTTCCTCTTGTACGGGAAGGAGCTGCTGCCGAGCAAGGTGGGAGTGGCAGCCGAGGCTGTCTTGTAGTAATACTTGCCGAGCGGGACGACATGGAACAGTCCGGAGCCGGCGATATTGGCCACCTTGTTCACCTCCGTACAGTTCGGGTGTTTCTCCCTGAGCAGCTCCAGAGACTCTGCAGCAGGTTGCGCCGAGTTGATGGAAGTGTCCACGCTCCTCTCTATTGTCGAAGGGGCAGGATATGACAGTGTCTCATCATTCACCAGCAGCGGGGTGAGGTCGTAGTCAGGATCTCCCGTCAGGAGGTCACGCATGAGGTAGATATATATGCCACCGGAGTCACTCCGTACGACAGCGCCGAACTTATCGTGAAGCCAGACGATGAGGTCTCCGAGCGTGATGTCAGGCACCAGATCGGCAAAGTCAACGATCCACACACCGGCATATTCGCCGTTGCTGGGAACAGATCCGAGACACGCGTCCGCCTTGTTGTGCACTACGACGATATTCTTGAGGTCCTCATCATCGAGGAATGGGTTGGCACCTATGCCGAAGCCTGCCTCACGGAAGGCGAAGTCTATCATCGAGCCCAGATAGATGTACGGAGCAAGACCGTAGCCCGTCTCTACGCTGACAGTCTTATCCCCTATGGGTACATTTCCACCGGGGGCGACGAGGTGTTCCCCTGATACCTTGTTCAGGACGTAGATGCCGCCGTTGGCACCATCCGAGGCGACCGGGAAGAAGGCGACGGACGGCATATCGCCGTAATAACCGGAGAGGTCATGCCAGCCGTGATATACGTCTGACGTTGACTGTGGCGTGTTACGTGTCTGGGCAAAGGTGAACCGGGAGAACAGGTCCTTGAGCTTGCGATCTTGGGCCTCCGCATACATCTCGCTCTCTGCGAGTGCCAGGCACATAGATATGCCGGCACCCTTGCCGGCGCTCTCCGTGATCACCTTGCACTGCTTTCGCCATGCTCCGCACTCTGCGATGGCAGAGCTCTCACGCTGGTAGCGGGTCATGCGGTCCACCCTCTCCGGATAGTCGAGGAGGGCACAGTTGGGAACGGTGGCCGGAATAGTCACCGGGGTGGATGCCGAGCCTTCATCTGAGAAGAAGGGATGGCTGGCCTTGATCTCGAACTCAAGGTCCTGGGGTATTTCGAGGAGCCCCGAAGGTAGTGAGATTTTCATGTCTATTTCTTCTTGAGAGATGTGCGTGACTTGAACTTGTTGCGTATCTCCTGCGCTGCATCGAGGTCAGAGAGGGCGATATATGCAGGGATAGGCGTGTCTGCTATCGAATACAGGAGGGAGAGTATCTCCGAGAGTATCGGGCTGGACTGGTCGGGGTTTTCCGACGGCTGGCCGGTATATCCACCTTCGGCGAAGCCCGGAAGGGCGTGCGATGCAGTACGTCTGCGTCTCTTGCTCTCGATGCCGGCCACCATAGCGGCGACGGCTGGATCACGCAGTTCCGGCTGCGGCACCACATACTCGCCACGATGGACGACTCCGGCCACCTCCATGCGGCCACCGTGCCCGGTATATCCTCCCTCTGAGAAGCCGACCACATTCTGACCGCCTGTGGTGCCACCACCTCCGGATGAGCCCGGTGCTGCGTTCTTGATGGCGTTACGCTGGGCGATGATCACGCCCACCTGTGCGGCTGTGGTGACTGCTATCATCCCTGCCATGATACCACCAGCGACAGGGCCGAGCTGGGCGAGCGCCTGCATGACGGCCATCGCTCCGGCTGCGAGGGTCTGGGCTATCTGAATACCCATATCCACGTCGGCGTATTTCTTCTGGATGTCGAGCTTCTTGGCCTCGTACTTCGCCTCGATAGCCTCACGCTCCTCGGCGTTGTCTCCGGCCATAGCCAGCTCCTTCTCCATCTGTGCATCGAGACTGGCCAGCTCCGCCTCCTTGATGGATGAGGTCATCATGGCCATCTCATTGATGAACTCCTGACCGACGGCCATGGCGTTCATCACACCCTCCATCTCCAGCGTCATGATGTCACTGTAGTACTGGGCGTTCAGCTCCTTCTTTCGGGCAAGGAATTCCTCCTCGGAGATGAGCTTCAGCTGGTGCATCTGGTTCAGATCATCGAGCTCAGTGGTGTAGGATTTGTCAATGTCGCCACGACGGGCATCCTTGCTGACGTTGCCCTCCTTCGACTTCTGGAAGAGCTTCTCGATAGGGAGCGCGAGGTCCGGGTCATTCTCCAGTTCCTCCTGTGTGGCCAGCCATTCCTCCTGCACCATCCTGCTGATCTCCTCCGCCTGCTTCTGTGCTTCCTTCTTGACGTGCTCCCTGAAGGCCTTGTTGTCGTCGGCCATAGAGTTCAGGAAGTCCTCCTGTGCCTTGATCCGGAGATCGTAGAGCTGCTTCTCCTCCTTGATTGTGTCCTCTCCGTATGCCTTGTTGATGGCGATCTGCTTCTCAAGCATGAGCATCTGGGCGGCGAGGCACCGGGACTCATACTCTGCCTGGCTGATTTCCTTCCTCTCCAGCTGCTTCAGCAGCTCGATCTGAGACTTCTCGTAGGCAAGTACCTCCGCATTGTAGGCTGCCTCCCTGCTCTTCTTCCTCTGCTCCTCGTTCTCGCTCTGTATCTGGTTAATCAATGCACCACGACGACGTGCCTGTGATGCCATTGAGGCGGAGAGGTCGTTGTCAGCCTGAAGGATCTGTACGGTAGCATCCACGTAGGCCTTGACCATCTGGTCATTTCCAAGGTTATACTGCCGGATATAGCCGCCGTATTCCTTGATCACTTCGGAGAAGCCATCCCTCTCGGCTTCCAGTGCGGCGAGGTGCGCCTGTGATGAGGCTATCTGGTCGGAAAGGTCTGCACCATCCTGACCGTCCACGAACTGCAAGTTTTTGATGGATCTGCGGGTCTTCTCAATATCTTCGAGGACAGTGTTGTATCTCTCGGCATCCTTGATGAGGAGACGATTTTCCTCGTACTCGTCGATGATCAGCTTGAGCTGATCTTCCGTCAGCCCCGTGCGAGTCTTCAGCTCCAGGATGGCAGCCTGCTGGGTCTGTTCTGCGATGCCTCTCTTCGTTTCAGCCAGCTCCTTCTCAAGTCGGAGTATCTCATTGAGTGCAGCCATCCTCTCCTGTGATGACTTGGATGAGTCCTGAGCGATTGCCTGCTGGGCGTTGATCAGACCCTGATATTCCGCATCTTTGATAGTGAGGGAGTTCTGCCTCTCGAAGAGCTCGTCGCGTAACAGTTGCGCCTCCTTGGCTGCTTTCATCGCATCTCTAATGGATGTCTTGATGACGTTGTCGCCTTGCTTGATGTTGGCGATGAGCTGGTTCCATCCGGCATTGAACTGGGCGGTCACGACTCCCCATTTGTCACCCCAGACCTGTGTCTGCTCCGTCATCTTTTTGAAGCCCTTCCAGAGAAGCTGGGCGGCCTTGGCTCCAGCTGCAAGCCATGTTGCCGGACTCTTCAGCACCCCCTTCATCTTGTTAAAAGACAGGAGGGGCTCCTTGATGCCTGCGACGCCGATTTTCAGGCCTTCCAGACGCTTCTCAGTCTCGATCAACTCCTTGTTGTACTTCTTCCACAGTGCAGGGTTTGACTCCTTGTGCATGGTGTTCAGGGCCGAGCGGAGCTGCTTGGCGTGCTCCTTGAGCTGCTTGATCGACATCTTGTTCTTATCCAGAGCAGCGGAGTACTTATTGGCCACCTTAATCTGTTCCTTCAGCTTCTTGTTGCTGGCGGTCAAGGTCTCCTGCAGCTTCTTGTATTGCTCCGTGTTCTCCTCACCCCTGGCTCTCATCGCAGCCATCTCCATAGATGTCTTGGCTATAGTCTGACGGAGAGCTTCGCAGTCCTCGTTGGCCTTGTTCAGGTTGGCTGTGAAAGCCGCAGCATCCTGCGGATCAAGTTCCACTTCGGCGATAAATCGCACGATCTCGTTTTCTACTCCCATAGTCTTTTCGTTTTCTGCGAAGGTAGGACGGGCAGTGGAAAAGAAAAAGGACGGCCAAATGACCGTCCTCTTCAAAGAGTGTGAAGCGTCAGAACTTCATGATGATGTAGTATATCGTGTCGAATAGCGCCCAGAACAGGAGGGCTCCGACCCCAAACTCCCAGCAGAACAGGAAGGCGGGGATGATGGTGATAATGTGCGCAAATATCGCGGTATAGACTGTTTCCCTCGGCAGTTTCATTTCTTCAGTGTAAAAGTGTCCTCTATTGTCTTGATGATCTGCTCCGGAAGCGATGCCATGAGCAGGCGATACACCGGGCTCTTGAGGTAGCCATAGACGTAGCGGTTGTAGATGGCTGCGTATTTCTTCTTCCTCTTGCCGAGCCTGGTCTTCTTCATATCGAGGAAGCGGATGTGCTTCGGGTACGGTACGGAGACCTTCAGGTCGGTCACTGTCGGAGTGCCGGACAGAGCGGAGGCGAGGGAGCCGGTCTTCTGACCGTAGAAGCTCTCGGCGATTGCCTTCTGGTGTGCCAGGAGTGCGGTGCCCTGCTTTCCGAGGAAGGAGCTCAGCTGGTGCTTGTAGTTGTCTGCTATCATGGTCGTGTCTTTTCTGCAAAGATATGACAATTATCTCAAGAGTTCTATGACGATGTCGCTGATGAGTCCCGCCTCTGCGTTAAGGTTGAAGACCGTGTCCTTCGGGTCGAACTGCTTCAGGATATGCTCCGGAAGTGCCTCGCATGTCTTCCTGTAGATGTGGACTCCCTTGTGGATGTAGCGCATCGCCGTCATCAGTTGCTCAGCCTGCGGATTCATCATCCACCTCCTTGCCTGTCTCGGCGGCTATTGTGTAGTTGAGAATGTCGGAGGCGACGATCCGGATATCGACGGATGCCTGCTGGAGATCCTCAAGGATCCTCCTGACATCTTCGCGGAGCTCCTCCGGGTCGGGGGACCTCTTCGCAGCGATTTCGGTGAACTGTCGGAGGCCTGTCGCTGCGTTGTCAACGTCTCGGGAAATTCCCAGCACCTCCAGCGCGATCAAGTCGATCGCATTATTGCTCAGCTGCTCCATGTCTCAGTCCTCCAATTTGATTTCAGCTGCTTCTGCCTCGAGCAGTTCGCGGGATGCGTTCTGGAGGGATAGGATGGCCTTGTTGATATGACCCTGAGCGGTCTCGATGTGGTTGCGTGCGCTCTGAGGGATGTCGCCCCTGAGGGCGAATTTGCCGAGGGATACGAGGACTCTACCGAGACTATCATTGCTGGAGAGTATCCATCCAGTCTGTGATACATATTTTGCCATAGTTCTGTCCTCCTTACGCTGTGGCCTGCTGTGCCTGGTTAGACTTTCCCCTTGTGGCTTGAAGGATGCCGAAGGCCTTCTCTGCATTTCTGCGGGCTTCCTGCATCGCCTCGATGTGCTCCACCTTCGCGAGCTCCTGCGAGAGCATGCGGTGAGCAGTGGCGTAGAGGTGCTCCAGTTCCTGCAACACCTGAGGATCGAGAGGGGTGTCGTGATCCTCGATGACGAGCTGGGTGGTGACGAGACCTTGGACAGTCTCCTGATGAAGTTCCAAGAACTTCCTGAGGGTCTTCTTGGATGCCTCGATTGTCGAGGGCTTGTAAGAACTACCTGTGAACATAGTGTTAAGTTAATATATAAAATATCTCCGGCGAGGGATTGTTCACAATGTAGTTCTCCACATTTGCCTTGATTTCTTGCCGGCGATCCCTTCCAGAGATAAGTTAATTTCTAATATGCAAAGGTCCCACCTGTTACAGTGGTGCGGAGAATTGTGAACGGCACAAAGGTAGGGAAAAAATCGACACCTCCAACTATTTTTGTAACTTTTTGCATATACTTTTTTGAGCCTGCCGTGGCAAAATCAGCACCATATTCTACGAATATGCCGGAATTTGCCACACTCCGCTACATGTTCATCAGACGGAGACAGCCCACGAAGAGGGCGGCAAAACTGACGGCGAGGGTAGCGATAGCCACGACCTTGAGGATGACATCCCACGGGAACGGATTGCGGAGTTTCGGATTGATGGCCATGTACGAGCGCCCTCTGTCCGTGAGCTTGACTTCCTTGAGGTTGTCGAGGGCGATGTAGGCGTCGATCAGATCCTTATCCTGGAGCTGGATGATGGTGTAGATGAAGTCGGAGGGCGTCATGTTCTCAGGGCATTCTACCTTCTTGGACTTGAACTGTCGGAGCAACTGCTTCTCGGTGCGGGTCAAATATATCTTTTTCATGGCGGTATGTTTTGGCAAAGATAATAAAAAAAACACCCGAGGCAGCCTCCCGGATTGGAGACTGCCCCATACTCTACAACTTTACGAAACCGTTGATTTTCACACTACAAAGGTACAAAAATCCGTTGTATATCAGTTCATCATTTTGGGGTTTTTGCGTACTAAATACCGGAGGTCTATGACCTTGGTCCTTGCTTCTTTTTCTTCTGCCTCCCTGAACGCGTCAACGATGCGTTCTGATAGTGTTTTTCTCTGCTTCTTTTCCATGCGGCAAAGGTAAGAAAAAAGGCCGGAACTTCACAGCTGCAGCCTTCAAAAAATTATGTCTGTTAGATAATCACTCGATGCAAAGATACGAAAAAAGACCGGAACGTCACCGCTGCGGTCCTTTTCTGTTTAACTTAAAATCTAAAAAATTAGATTATCAATTGCTCTGCAAATATAGCGATATTATGGCAATAAATCACCATATTCTGTCATTACATCGAAGCACGGGCACTCCTTGACGAACTCGAAGCGCTCGATGACGCCGTTGCGGTTCTGATCCGGAGAGTAGTCCCTGTGTCCCTTGACTGTCATGGAGCTGCCTCCGGGCAGGTGTGACTTGATGGCGGTGATGAGCCAGCGGAGTGCCTCCTTCTGCTCCGGTGTGCGGGTGTCGGCGTATCTGTCATCCTTGCCGGTTGCCTCAGGGTTGCGGCCACCGATGTAGCAGATGCCGATGGTGTGGTTGTTATATCCGGAGACATGGGCTCCGGGTGTCTCCAGAGGACGGCCGGTCTGAATGGTGCCGTCGGGCAGGATCACGAAGTGGTAGCCCACACCGTTCCAGCCGTTCCTGCGGTGTTCCCTGTCGATGTCCTCGACTGTGATCTTCGAGGTGGGAAGGTTGTCTGAGCAGTGGATGACGATGCCGTCTATGCGGCGAGCTGTGGGGCGGTACGCCTCCAGCAGCGGGAGGATGTTTTTCTTGTTTTTCATAGTCTTTCGTGTACTATACGGTGTACTATACGATGTCGGTGCCGACGATGTCGAACTCCATCGTCCACCCCATCGCATTTTCCAGTGCCGGAGCATGGAAGGGCTGGATGGTGGAAGGGAACGACATCCACCAGAGCGAAGGGGCTGCCTGCTCGTCCTCTCTCATCGCCCTGCGGATGGCGCTGATGACATCGAGCATCTTATCCTGCCAGATCATCTCGGTGGCCTGGTCCTGATCCTTCGGCCGAGGACGGGCGACAGTCACGGCCACGCGGAAGCGGTCGGTCTTGACATCCACCCGGTCCACAGTGAAGGAGATGCTGGAGTAGTCGATGAAGAGGAAGGTGCCCTTGACGTTGGCGATGCGCTGCTGCACGCCTTCCTGAGAGATGGAGAAGATGAAGTCGTCGATGTCCTGAAGGCGGCGGTCATCCCGGTGCTGGATGAGCTCGCTGAACAGTTCGGCATGATCATCTCCTTCCGGCAGTCTGAAGGCTGCCTCAAGGGCGGATATCGGTACGAATTGGGTGAAGTAGCGGAATGATGTCTTCAATATGCTCATTGTTCTGTGTCGTTAAGGTGTAACAGTACGAGGTCGATGGGGATGCGTGTCTTCTCGGAGATCTCTCCTGCCTTCATGGAGGCGGCTGCGAGCTGGTGGATGGAGTCGATGCTCATCTGCACGAGCACGCCCAGGTATGAGAAGACATCCAGCTCCTTGATCTCCTTGAGCGTGCCGTAGCCCTGCTTCGACACTGTGAAGATGGAGGAAGCGAGGCCGAGGGGTGACTCTCCGCCCTTCTTCCTTCCTGTATGCCGGAAGATCAGGGCATACTGCGGAAGTGTCTGGAGCCATTCGAGGAAGCCCCGGAAGTTGTAATACACTGCGGTCATCTCGTGGAGCGTGATGTCCTCGGTGCTGCCGTATAGCACCCTGACGAGGCCCTCCAAGACCGAGTCCTTCCGGGTACGGGTATAGAGGTCTGTCAGAGTGAGTGCATCCACATACTTCTCGGCCGTAAGGTCGCAGTTCACAACTCCTGCAGGAGGGACTTCGAGGGTGTAGCCCTTGTGTCCGCCGAGTTCCGGCAGGATGTTCCTGTTGATGCAGATGTGTGCGGAGGCGGCCATGCTGCCGTCTTCCTGAGTCTGTAGGATGTACGGGAAGGTGAGCAGCTCCGTGAGCTTGTAGGCGTTCTCGTAGAGGATGTCGCCCGGACGGTGGATCTTCTCGATGTCCACGCATAACAAGGCGAAGGCGGCGCATATCTGGAACTGCTTGAAGTCGAAGATGCCCTTCTCGAAGTCATCCATCGCACAGCAGAGGGTTACGAACTGGGTGCGCAGCTCCGGGGTGAAGTCATCCCAGCGGGAGGGTACCTGATAGGTGTGCTTGAGCTTGACTGTGATCATAGGATAGTGAAGTGTTTGCTGCTTTCCTTGTTGAAGTTTTGGAGTCCCTTGCCGGTGCCCTTGGCATTGAGGTCTGCGATGGCAGTCTCGGCCGCATGAGCCTCCTCGATGAAGTTACGGGCAAGGGTCTGGCGTGACTGTGTGGAGCTTCCCTTGGTGTACTCGTGGTTGAAGTCGTAGCGGATAGCTCTCGGCCACTCGGTCACATCGAAGGTCATGACCACGTCAGCCATGACCAGATAGCAGACGGCCTTCTTGGCCATCTCCATCTGTGCCTGGTCTTCGGCCTTGACGATCTTGCTGATCCGATCCCACTTGGAGCGGATGAGGTAGCGGACACGGCTGAAGAAGTAGGAGCTGCGCCCGATCTGGAAGTACCTGTCGAACTCCTCGGCACTCTTGAGCGGAAGGCTCTCGATCTCCTTGCAGGTGTCGGAGTTGCTGTACCCTCCGACCTCCTTGTTCTGGAGAAGCCACTCTATCAGGTCGTCGATAGCAGTCCAGTATGCCTCCCTGTAGTGTTGCTTGAGCTCTTCATGCTGGTACTTGTAGAGCGATGCCTCCGAGCCGGCACGGTTCACTGTGGCGAAGATCTGGTACTTCATCATTGCACCGGCAGCGACGGCCGTCTTCAGCAGATGAAGCCCTTCTGCGAGCGCTTCCTTCTGCTTGTCTGTCGCTCCTTCCGGAGCTTCAGACCTCAATGCCATATAGACGGGCACGGTGATGTAGTCCCATATCTCTGAGGTGATCACTCTGATATGATTGCCGAGCTGCTCATAGCTCGTGCTGGCTCCGACTCCCGGAGCGTACTGCGAGAAGTCCTTCAGACCCTCGAAGATGTCGGTCTTTGTCATAGCTCTGGCTGATTTGCAAGGCGGTCATCCGGAGAGATGGCCTCCTGTCGTTGAACATTAGGCCGGTAGAAGCCTATGCGGATGCCTTCGGCCCATTCCTTCGGGAAGTTCAGGCGGATGGCGTAGTTGAGATCGGCACACACCACATGCTCGGGTATCGACTGCTGTGTCAGATAGACGATATAGTTGTAGTATGTGTCCGCTCCGGACTTGGAGATGACTCCGTCGCTGGAGATGTTGGAAATGCTTGAGTCTATGCCCTTGGAGGAAAGAAGCACCATGTCTCCTCGTTTGTCGTAGGTGATGAGGGCCTCGATGTATTCCTTGTACTTCTGGGATATCTCGTTGATCTGCCAGCTCTCCTGTACGCCGTCGATGTTGTAATACGCCCGGGATGCGTAGATCTTGCCCTGGTTCTTGCCCCTTCCGGAGAGGAAGTTGGCAAGGTTGTCTATCTCTGCGTTGATATATCTCGACAGTAGGTTCTCGCTGTATTCGTCGCCCACCTCGAAGTACTTCTCCCCGATGAGCACCTTCTCGTATTCGTTGGTGCTCTGACCGTTCAGCTGGCGCTTCTTGTTGGTTGTGCACATCTCCTGCAGCATCTCTTTCTGCCTCTCTATCCATGCGTTAGGGATGATCACATGGTGACGGGCAGACAGTGAGTTCTCGAGGAAGCTGTTGATGTATTCAGGCGTTGCATTACAACCGACAATCCAGTGCTTGAGACCCTTGAAGAACTTGTTGGTCGCATAGACCTCCTCGCCGTGGTTGGGGTTTTTCGAGTAGGATATGGCGCAGTGCTTGGCGAGAGGCTTGGAGTAGTCCAGACGCGGGTACAGCTTGAAGGCGGACTGGCCGCTGGAGTGTTCCCAGTTGCCGACGGCCACCATGTTGAAGTCCCTGTCCTCGACATCGCGGTTCTGCTGTATGTCCTTGGTCGTGGCCATACGGCAGCGCAGCTCGCTGACATGCTCCAGTCCGGACACGGGGAGCCCTGTGCGTAGCCCGGCACCATGGGCCCTTGAGAGGTGCATCTTGCTGAAGATGCCCTCGCTGTAGTAATAGCTGCGGATGCACTTATTGAGATATGTGCCGTAAGTGTCCGGCATGCCGTTCTCCCTCCACGAGTCAAGCCACTGCTGGATCTTCTCGTTCTTGAGATACCTGCGGACAACCTTGCCCTCCGGAGATATGTCCTCGATATACAGCTGCGGGCCTGTTCCGTACAGTATGGCGATCTGCTTCTCTATGAGGGAAGGGAGCAGGCGGTTGCCGCTGATGAGCGTCTTGCACACATTAGGGTCGAGGTTGTCCTTGCCGTTTGGCCAGACGAAGTAGTTGCCTACCCTCTTGGCTGTGATGAGTTCTGTGCGGGTCTCCGCCCCTGAGGAGTGGAGACCGTCTGACGAGGAGGCGACGGGAGTCTCCCCGAGTTGATAGGTGAAGGCATAGCCGTCACCATGTCTGTAGCCGAGTCTATTCATACCATGTTATGCGTTTGATCTTGTTGTCTGTGCTGAAGGACATGAGCCTGATGAGGGAGCGGTAGCAGGTCTTAGGCTCGTCGTTCTCTGTGAGGAACAGGAAGAAGTGCTTGCCGTCGATGTCGAACTTGTCGTGCGGCAGGGGCTTGCGCATGCGGCACCTGTGATACGTGACGAGCTCGACCTCTCCCGTCTTGGGCTTGGCCCGGGAGAATGGGAAGAAGGAGATGTCAAAGGTGCCTCCTGCCTTGGTTATTGTCTCCGCCATCTGTAGGGCGGTGTGTCCGTTCATTGTTTCCATGGGGGTGATGTTGTAATGCAAAAGTAAAGAGTGAGGGGCTGCCGTGAAAGGACGGGCGGCTGTCATATTTCCGGAAATCTTCAGCTTGTAATGCAAGCCGAAAAATCAGCGGCGTCGGGGTCAGAGCGGGAGATGGACCATTTCGATGTCATTTTTTTTCGTTTATAGCCTTGGATGTCAATTTTTTAGCAAAAACATAAATAACACACGGAGTTCTATTTTGACACAATAGAGCCGAAATTTCCGCTGCTTCCGGAGTCCCCGCGAAGTCCCGGGAACCATTTTCTGTACAAACCCCACACTAAATACGTCAAAGCTGACGGTATCTGAGGGGTCAGACCGGCCTGCATATTCAGGGCGATCTTCTTCTCCGGAGTCTTGTCGAGCTCCGGCATGGAAGCACCGACCACCTTCTTGCAGCAATACATGGCGGAGACGAGGTTCGGGCACTCGTTGGAGTCGATGCGAAGGCGTGGCACGCTTCTCTCGTTCTCTGCCAAGAGTCTCTTCCAGAGGCGGTAGTGCTCCCAGTAGAAGATAGTCCTCTGCCCGAGGTTCTTGAGCTCGACAGTCCAGCCGTACTTCTCCAGCTCGGCCTTCAGTTCCTTCGCGTCCGTCTCGTTCTGCCTCCTGTCGTTCTTTTTGTTGCCGGCACGGTCGTAGTACAGGTCAATATGGCGAAGTCTGGAGACAGGTCCGAAGTATGCGTTGAAGGCTGCGACCAGCTCGGGGATGTCATCGGGGGCACATACGTAGAACTCCTTCAGCACCCGGAGGGTATTCTCCACGCTCTTCTCCTGTGCTACCACGATGGAGGCGAAGTTGCCCGGGTCGTACCCGATCAGGATCTTGTCAATCGGGTCGAAATACTTGAGATATCCTGCGTCCACCGTCATCGTTTCGGTGAGTACCAGCTTGTCAAGTATCTCGTACTTGTAGCTGTCCTCGTATGTATGTTTTTCCTCATCCCAGAGATCGAAGAAGAGGTTGTCCTTGTTGCGGTCGGAGATGGAACAGATGGCGGAGAGGAACTCGGACATCTGGAGAGTCTCCAGCTGTGTCTTGAAGTAGTCAAGACCGAGGACATCCCTGTTCACGAAGGTACTCGTACGGTGGTAAAATACGGCCCGTTTGCGGAGTTTTGAGAGCAAGGGGCTATACTTGTCTATCTTCGCCTGTGATTGGGCGATTTTGACCCCTTTCTGCATGTTTACGGCCGCCTTGTTGACCGTCAGTGCCAGCGTGATGATGTCTTCGATGAGCTGGTGGTCCATCTGACCTTCGTATTCGGTGAACCAGTTGTCCTCGCCGATGGAGACGCGCCCCATATCGGAGACTCCTGTATATCCGCCGTGCAGATGGTGTTTGTGTGCCTCGCTGCCGGCACCTATACGGGAGGTACGGATGGCCGGAAGGAGACGGGAGCGGAGCTTCTCAGGGTTGGAGTACTTCATCTCCTCGAAGAAGGCGTGCACGATGGAGGATCCTGCGATGGAGTCAGCCCTGTCGATGGCCACAGCTCGGAGGGTGTGGCCGTTGGCGAAGAAGATGCACTTCTCGGGATCAAGTATCGGGTAGCGGCACTTCTGGAAATGCTTCGGCAGATCCTTCTGGCCGACCACGAAGTCAATGCCCTCGACCAGCTGGGGGCGTGTAGTCCCGTCCGGAAGAGTGATTTCGGAGCGGTAGGCGGCCAGAAGTGACGGGATCACATTCGTCATCAGCGCCACGTATGACTTGTGGGAGATGACGGACTGCTCCCGGGGCATACCTCCGGCCACCCTGAGGGTACGGGGTGCCACTATTCCGGTGGTCTTACCCGTGGCACGCCCGGCCGGACCGATAAACTTGTTGGGGTCGATGATGGTCACGAGGACCTGCGCGATATTCTGGTAGATCTCTACCGGGTCAAAGGTCTCAGAGTTGGTCATCGTCAGGGTCCTCCATCTTTTTGTATTCGACTGTCTTGATGCCTGCATCCCTCATGAGGCGTTCCTTCTCTGCGTCTGTCGTGTCGAGGGAGTTGATCATGGCGGCGTATTCCTGGTCTTCGTACCTGCGGGCTATGTCGGCCAGCTTCTGCGTCTTGTAGCCAAGATCCTCCGGGCGGACATTGATATTGACGTAGTACACAGGAGCCTGCCATTTGAAGTCCTGAGCCTCGCGGACGGTGGTACGCAGTTCGTGAGCCTTGAGTGCACACTGCAGGGCGGTGTTATACTTGCCCGCCTGGATGCAGAGCAGCTTGAGATCGTCCAGCTGGTCGGCGTATATCCTATCCCATCCGGCAGCGCTGGCACTGTCATCGTGGTAGAAGTAGTCGATGGCGTCGTAGTAGATACCGCGAGCCTGGGCGACCGTTAGGGTCGGCCATTCCTTGCGTATCTGGTCGATGGCTCTGCGGACGGACAGGCGGTTGTAATGCAAGAGCCTGTTCACGGTGTCCAGCTGGAGGATGTAGTCCTGGAGGTCCTGCGGTATCGTGGCCGACTGACGGGTGGCCAGAAACGCCTGTATGTCGTCGGTGTCGGTGTTCTGCAGGGCGAGAAGTCTGTCTTGTTTCATAGTCCGAATAGTTCAGATTTGAGTTTGTCGATACGTTTCTGCTCGTTGAGTTCGTAGGCGAGGGTGAGGGCCTTCGGGTCGCCCGTCATGCAGGCCGTCTGCAGGGCGGCATCGAGATCCTCCTCGCGGTGTTCCCGTGCCTTCCAGTACTCCTTGCTGAGAGGATGATCCGGGTCTGTGATATTCTTCAGGAACAGGGCACGCTCCACGCCGCAGAGCTGCATGCGTTCTGCTATCTGCGGAGGGTAGAGGCCGAGGATGGCGAAGTCCTTGACGCGGGCGATAAAGTCTGACGGGTAGGTGGTGATCATGACTGTAAGCGGTTTTTGAGGATTTCCTTGTACAGTGCCAGGCGTGCCTGGTACTTTTCGAGATTGCTCCGGGCCCTTTCCTTCTGCTCCTTGGTCGTCTTCTTGCTGTTGAGCTGCGACTGGTAGCGGGTGATGTTCAGCTCGATATTCTTGCGTTCCTCGAAGTATGCGTCAGGGTCTGACATGAGCAGAGATGTGACCCGGCTGCGCTCATCAGCCTGTGCGATGAAGGGATGCTTGCCGAGGAAGCGGCCGGTGTTGTTGAAGCTGCGAAGCTCCGAGAAGCACAGCTCCATTCGGATAGAGGTGAACACTATCTGCGCAAGTGTTTCATAATCCAGTCGGAGAGCTTCAGCCGTCGTTTTTTCAAGTTCTGCCAGAGCCCTGTGGCAGTTGATACGGTCAGAGTATATGCTGTCCGCAGTCCTGACCAGAGGGTCGTCCAGATCTTGCCAGGCGACGGCAGGATATTCTTCAGCCTTTGAATTTTTTTTTTAATGCTGCGCACTACATGGGCGACGGGGGCCTCAAGGATGGAGGCTCCTGACGATCTGGAGGAAGTGTATGCAAGGATCTGCTCTTCACTGTAGAAGTCGAGCAGGTTGTACACGAGACTGCGGGCGAGTTCCTCCTTGTTGATGATGATCTTGTTGGCATCAGAGGAGCCTCGGGAGCGGAGCAGGTCCCGGTAGGTAGGAATGTGCTGCACCTTGGCGATGCGGCGGGAGATGTCTTTTTTTTGTCGGAAGTCCATGTCGTTCTTTTATGAAAAGGGAGCCGACAGTTGCGGCTCCCGGTGAGAAACAGATAAATGAGGTAAATCCGAGGCTATCCTGCTACCGGCGCTGCTTCGGTCACTGATCCGAGGTACTCCAGAGGCTGGAAGAAGCTCTCGTTCGAGAACGTGATGTCCGTCGATGTGTTGTCGGCGTTCTTTCTTCCGGAGAAGGCAGACACGAACATCGGGCTGTACGGGCGGGAGAGGATGTACTTCTTCTGGGTGAAGCGGTCCACCTCGACCACATGCACAGCTCTGCCGACGAAGTTCTCCACGAAGTTGTCGATCTCCACACGGTGGCCTCCGACTGTACCGGTGAGGGTGTTGGTCACTGCTGTGGTGATGTCACCCTGTGAGCCTTCGGAGGTACGGCCTGCGGTGTTCTTGGCGAAGTTGATCTCCGCCCACTTCTTGCCCTGCTTGAGCGTGAGGGCTGCGCAGGTCCTCTCCTCTTCGGTCACGGTGATCTCCGGCAGTTTATCGTAGTCGATGTCGTCGTCGAGCACGATATACACCTTGTTGTATATCCTCTTGCCCTGGCTGTCCTGATCGCCTACGGCTGCAATGTTAGGTATTACGTTGATCATGATGCTGTGGGTTTTATATGGGGCGGTTGCCCGCCCCGGTTACACTTAGCCACGAGAGATCTCGATGAACTTGTCGCCATCCTTGTACAGCTTGATGTACTCGCCGACCTTCGACGGAGCCCATGCTTTTGTGATGTCTGCGAACTTGTCCGACTTGGCGATGCTGGTCGGGTAGGTTGCGTCACCGATCTCGATGCGGACAACGTTACCCTCCTTGAGGTTGGTGATGTCCGTGAGAGCTGTCGCCTTGGTGTTCTTGCCTGTGAGGAAGATGAGGCCGCTCTTCGCACTGAAGGTTACGGCATCAGCCTCAATGGCTACAGTCGGCCAGTTCATGAAGATGGCCTGGTCCTCGAAGTTGTTGGCTTCGAGCTCCGCCTGTGTGGCGAAGGCGCGGCCGACGAATGAAGCAGCTGCTCCTTCTTTCCAGTAAGAAGCTGCGATCACTTCCTCAAGGTCGCGCTGGAAGTACATGTTGAACTCCTCGCCCGGGATGTTCTCCAAGAGGTTGATGTTGTCACCCTCGGTCATCACCATCAGGCAGAGGTTCCCCATGTTAGGCACCCACTTGATAGGGATGTCGTAGTTGTGCACCTTGGAAGTGTTCACGCCAGTGTAGTCGCTGTTCTGGCCGTACTTCTTCTCGTACCATGACTTGTACCATGCGTAGTGCTTCTTGTTGAGATAAAGCACCATGTTGTCCATGAGCTCGGTGCACTCTGCAACCTTCTCCATGAACGCCTCGATCACGTCGCCGATGGTGTCCTTGTCGTAGGTTGACAGGTCCTCATCCTTGAACGGCAGGAGCTTGTGAGCGTCACAGTAGCCGAAGAGGGTGTGAACGACTCCGAAAGCACCAAGGAGGACAGGGCCAGCGACACCTTCCTTCGGCTTGACATAGTGGCCGAGGATAGCGCGCTTGTTGCGCTCGTTGCGGATCTTGACCGCGAGCTTGAGGATGAGCCACTCGATGAGCGTCCACTTGACAGGAGAAGATCCTTCCTTGTTCAGGAAGTTCAGGTACGAAGTCTCGAGGTCTGTCATGTCCTCGAATAATACCTTGGCCATGACCTTGTGGACGTAGCCCTTCTCAGGCTCTACCTTGAAGTTGCCCTTGAGGACGCGGCCCTTCTGGTAGCCCTGTGATACGTCACCGAAGAGGACATTTGTCAGCACCTGACCGCTCTGGATGTTCGAGATGGTGTTGAAGATGCCCGTGAGGGTAGGGAGTTCTGCCAGGCGTGCGATGAGGGCATCCATGCGGGCAGTGAGCTGGCGGGTTCCGATCTCCGGATCATTCACGGCTGCCGTGATGTCGAGCTTGCCCTGAATGAGAGCAGGAAGAGTACCGGCTGCCACGTGCTGGCGGTAGCGAGCATGGAGCAGTGTCACGTACTGGTCTGTGTCTGCATAGAGAGCAGCCTGATCGTCGCGTGTCGCTGTTCCTGTGATCTTGCCGTCGATGGTGATACGGTTGTGGCGGCGGTTGGCTGCGAACAGGTCGTGCTGGATGCCGAAGGCGTGAGTCTCTGTGTGCAGGCCGGTAGGCTGTACTGTCACCTTCACGGTGTCAGCAGGCTGGTCGCCCATAGATGCGCTACGGAGAGCCTTCACTTCCTCTGTGAGTCCACGGACTGCGGACACCACGTCTGCAGGAGCTGTCTCTCCCTTGTTGCCGTCCTCTCCTTCGCTTGCCTCTACGGCAGCACCGAGGATGCCGGCGAGCGACTTGAAGGTGTTGTCGAGCTCAGCGGCACGAGCGGCTGCCTCCTGTTCCTTCCGGTAGTCTTCAGCATCCGTCGAGAAGGAGTTCTCACCGTGCTCTGCATTGTACGCGTCCACGATGCTCTGATTTTCCTCCGGGGTCAGCTGCTTAGCCTTGAGCTTGGCGCCGAGCCCGAGCTTCTCGACAATGGCCGAGAGTCTCTGTCTGAAATTTTTCATAGCTGTAAATCGTTAATGTTTATTGATGGATTGGGATTTGTGAGTGTCTTGAGTTCGTCGAGGACTTCCTCCATGGATGCCTCTCCGTCGATGAGGCCGGCAGCCATAGCTTCAGCTGCGTAGAAGGTCTCGCCCTGCTGCGCTTCCTCGGATATCTCGCCTCTGGCTGCCTTCACGTTGTCGATGAAGTCCTGGGCCATCGGGTCAAGGAAGCGGGTGATGTATTCCTCACCGTCGCCGTCATTGGCGTCATTGAAGACCTTGTTCTTGCGGGTTGACAGGTGCGAGTAGTACTCGTGCACCTTGTAGCCCCAGTCTTCCATCATCTTGTCGTCGTTGTAGAAGGTGCACATGGTTCCGATGCAGCCTATCTCCGAGAAGATAGAGCTGGCGTACACCTTGTTGCAACCGGCCACGAGGTAGTAGCCGGCGGAGCATGCCAGTGAGTCGATGAGGCCGATGACCGGCTTCTTGAGCGACCTGATGAGCTGGAAGGCCTCGCGGCATCCGAAGGCCTCACCGCCGGCACTGTTCACGTGGATCAGATGAGCGACGATGGCAGGATTTGACTCTGCATCCTTCAGGTCGGCCATGAACCGGCGTGTCGAGAACCGCCAGTAGGAGTCCATCCGGATGTCTCCGAAGACAGGATGGTAGGCGATGCTGCCGTCCTCAATGTCATCATCGAGGAAACGGTACCGGGTCACGAGCGAGCTGAAGCTGGGCGCGGGGATTGCATCCTTGTACTTGGTGCCCGACTTCGGGCTGAATATCTGATTGACCTCCGCTGTCTGCGGCATCTTGCCGTAGAAGGCGACGATCTTCTTGCTGTCCTTGTTCATTTCCCTGTGAGTTTTCTGCGAAGGTATCTACAGGGAAAGGGTGAAAAAAGGACGGATTACAGGGTGACAGGCTCGGCAGACTCGAATGTGGCCGAGATGGAGAGAGCTCCGGCGTGCGGCGTGATTGTGATCAGGGGAGCTTCCTGAGGAGTGCCGAGCAGGCGGATGGATCCGTCGTTCATGTGGAAGACGATGTACGCCCTGGTCTTGTTGTACTTCATCAGCGAGCGATCGGCCACAGAGGCCGAGAAGTTCATCTTCCAGAAGGTGCCGTCGTCATCATCCTGTGGCTCTTGAGAGAAGACGATGGGGCGGAGGGCGGCAGCTTCGTCGGCTCCCTCCGGAACATACGGCGATGATCCGAAGGCGAGGGTGTTCTGGAGCAGCTCGGGGCTGAAGATGTGGAACCGGTTGGAGAAGTCGATATTTTTCATGAAAAAAGGCTGATTTTTTAGGACGGGTCAGGGGGTAAATTTTTGTGATTTTCAGGTCATTCCTTGCTGGAGTGCTCGGTCCACGAGCTCGGTGCGACCGTCTGCCCCTGGTTGATCATCCTCCAGCGGTACCAGTCCTTCCGGAGCAGGTCGATGGTCAGCTGCTGCATGGTGATCCGGTAGTCGGAGCAGAACTCATCGATCGCCTCGGCGATGCTGATGTCGGGGTTGTTGTTCATCGCTCCGGTCATGTATGCCCTGAAGGTGTGCTTGAAGTCAGCCATCAGGTGACGGGCGATGGCCCTCTGGGCCTTGGGTCCGAGGTGATTGCGGAAGATGGAGTCCTGCCAGATCGTACGGCTGAGGTCATTGCACCAGGTACGGGCATGGGAGTCGTAGAGAGCGATGCGGATGCAGTCGTCAGGGGTGGATGTGTCCGGCGTAGGAGTGTAGTCCGGAGGTGTGAGCTGGAGGTGCATGGAGATCAGCCCCCAGAGGTGGGAGCCTCGCTCCGGGTGGATGGTGTCCCCGGAGTTGACAGCGACCAGATACTCCCTCAGAGCAGGGTGTACCTTGACGAGTACTGTCATGTGTTCATGCTTCGGTCTTCTTGCCATGGCGCAAAGGTGTGAGGATTTTATTTTTTGGCGTAGGACGGCGCTCTAACTTGTAAAGTTACTAAAAATCAGCGACATACGTGCATATTTTTGGGTCAAAATCGCCCCTTCCGTGTGACGCATGTGTGCACATGTAAGAGAGACACCTGTGAAAAATCGCGATTTTTACAGTGCTTTAGTGCTGACCTTTGTATCTTCTTATATATCAATGACTTACAAAGTACAAAATACAGTACTGTGATTTTTTGTACTGTTTCGTGCTGCACCGTGCTCTACGGTGCTGATTTTAGTGCTGACATTAGGTGCTCTCATTTGAAGTGATTTTGGGACAACTAACGGACTGACCGACAAAGGTATAGGACAACTCATATAAAGTCCGCGAGAATGACGTAAATTTTTGATAGCACTGTTGCACTCCATTTTTTACTTTTTTTATAAGGTGTCCTTTCGGACATGTGAAAAGAAGAATAATATAATATATATACGTGCTGACTTTCAACGACTTACGTACTCACTACACTCTCCCAGTACAGTACACTTTTTTGCCTTTGGCAAGATGGGGAGCCGGGGAAGAGTGCGGAAAAGTCAGCACTGTAGCGAGTACTGTGCTACAGTGCTGACTTCTGAGATCTGTGTCTGTCTATATATCCGGCAGGAGCCGGATGAAAAGCGGTGTCGGCTCTTGACATCTCCCGCTCGAAGCGTATCACGTTCCAGAAAAGCCAGAAATGCCCCGATTTTGCGTCGTTGTGCTTCGCCTGAAGGTTTTCCTGTCCGTGGATTTTCGGCTTATTTGCGACCGTTTTAGAGCCGACCCTGTTAATATGGCCGGCAGTCGCCGGCTTCCCTCCCATGTGGGGAGTGTACTGTGTACGAAAAGAAGCCGACCCAAAAGGGTCGGTTTCTTGCATTATATAGGGTGACGTGAGTTGTCGGAAGGCTCCGCCAGAGTTCCGCTTCGCTCCATCCACCCTTCGGAACTGCGTTCCTTCGGGAGCC